CTTGGGCGCTTCTCCGACCGTCCATAGGGCGTTGTCGGGGTTAGCCTTTACAAAGGCCGCTACGACCTTGCCAAGCCGTGCCTTTTCAGCCAATAAAAGCCCTAATTGGTAATCCCTGAAGACATTCTGCGCCACCTGCCCGGCGCGGCTTCCGCGACCCAGCGCACGCATATCTATCTTCTTTCCAGTCGAGAAACCCTTCCCGGTTCCGTTGGGTATCCCAGCCTCGTCAATCGGCTCAAACCCCTTGAGTGGGACATAGGCCGTGTATTTCGCCCGGTATGCGTTGACCTGCTCCTGTGACATAGACCCGCTCAAAGCGAGCTTGTCCAGCCGTTTATTGGCAATAGCGCGCAAATCGTTGGTCAGCGCGAACACATCCTTGGCGTTCTGTTGCGCCTTGAAGTGGGCGATGATATCTGCGGCATCTTGGTCTGTCATGCCAGAACCAGATTTACCTGGAGTCCCATCATTCGGGAACAGCGGGTTGATCTTCGCCATTTCACGGTTGCGCTCTGGGGCGTGTTCAGCATAGGCCAACAGACTTACATCATCGAGCGTGGTTCCAGACGAAACGATCTGCTTCATCATCGGCTCCAGTCTGTTGTTCCCAAAGTCAAGCATCGCTGCGGCGACACGCCCAGGGAAGCGTTCCATCGCGTCCGCCACGTTCGTTTCTTCGGTGATTGTTCCCCCTTGCTCAACAACGGCATCTTGAATGACCTTCCAGCGGTTCTGTGCGTTCTGTATCTTACGCTGTGACAGTTGCGCTTGAGTTTCGCCGGGCAGAGTGAATCTGTCTCCGGTGATGGCTTCTGATACCAATGGAACTATCGGCGCTCTTTCCCGCCCGGTATCGCCGATGTTGCTCTCGCGGCTGAACAGCGGCAGCCCTTCGTTCATTACCTTGGCGCGGAGTTCTGGGGTGATGGTGAAGCCAGGCTGCGTTTCTCCTTCTGCTTTACTTGTTATTCCATCAGACGATTCTCCATACTCATCAGCTTCTGTGCGATTGTCAAATAGATAGATATTCCCGTTTCTATCAGTAACTTTCCAAGGTTTTGTTGGCATCGCAAAACTCTCAACCTTCCCCTCGATCTTCAACTGCTTGAAGATGCCGTTCACCGCCTGCGTCATCATGCTTGGCTGGCCTTTGGCGTTCAACCCGTTCTCGTCGCCGTACATGGCATCTGTCCATTCGCCGCCTACGTCCAGAGCAAGGCCGCTATATTCGCCATTCACCGCACCAGTTGAAAATTCATCGGATATTTTTTTCGCCAAGTCTTTGCCAACAACATCTGGCAATTCGCCAAGGCTATATCTGCCCATCTTTTCTTCTGTGCCGCCATTTTTTACAGCAAACAGGTCAACTTTGTCATCAGTGTATTTAGCCCACGATAGCGACTGAATCTGTTTAGAAAGCGAATACCGGTCTTTCTGCTGCTTTCCGGTTGTCCACGTCACCACGTCCTTGCCGCGTTCGATGGCGTCAAGGATTGCGTGCTTCATGCTGAGTGTGATGTATGCTTGAGTTGCTTTTCCACTTGAGTCGCTGACGAAGGGCATGGACGGAACTCCACGCGGAGAGGGTATTTTTCTTAATTCGTCATCAATACGGTTTGTCTCAGCGATAACGTCTTGATATTGGTTCCATAAACCATCTGGAGGATTTGTCCAATCACCGCCTTGCTCGCGCAACTCTCGCGCCTTATCTTGTGCTTCGTTCAGTTGCTTCTTTAGGGCAATACGTTCATCTTGATGCGTGTCAGGAGTTAAAATCCCATCGGTTCTTATTGCTTGCCCACGCTTGCTCTGCAACTCTTCCAGAAACAGCGCCTCTCTCCCGTCCGCAGTCGTGCGGTCGTCCATGCGCAGCCAGCCGATAGCTTTGCCTCCCCCGGTATCGCCGTAGTGGGTTGTGTCGCTCTCGCCCCACTTCTCTGCTTGCGGTGCAATCAGTACCATTTCGCGGTAATTGGAGCCGCCGGGTAGGACTAGGTTGCCGCCGCCGTGTTTGGTTTCTTTTTTGTAATTATTCTCCGATGTTGCAAGCGCAGAAGAAACTAGCGCATGAAGTGTTTGGTAACGTTCGCGTAAATTGTCCGGCAATACTCCACGCTCATCCATGCCGTCAAGTTTGCTATATTCGTCATTTTCTTTTTGGGTCAGTCTGATAGGCTCAATGTTTTCACCAAGCACCTTCGTTTCCACGCGCACGCCATTCTGGTCAAGAAACGCCAGCACGTCGGCCTTGGTGACCTTGCCTTGAATATCAAACCAGTCGGTAATCCCCGTCCAAAATAGCTCATCTTTTTTGATTTCATTCTTCGCTGCGTTCGCTTGCAGCCATAGCTTCACGGATGCGGCATTGCCGAATATCTTGTCTGGGGCATCGCGCATCACTACCCGCAACTGAGAATAGAATTTGTCAGCGGGTGCATCGTAAAGCAGTGCCCCTTCACGTGATTCAATACCATTGTCTCTCGATAAAGCGGTCTGCGCCATGTACTGAAGATCATCGGTGGTCAGTCTATTTGCCCAGTCAGCCAACTTTCCTTTTGACAGGATAGAGCGGATTGAATTACGGAACCAGGCGATCACGCGCTTGACGATGCCGAGTTCTGGATTGTGTTGCACGAGATAGGCCAGACTTTCCTCGCTCACGTGCTCCGGCGCGGTATCAGCGGGCACACGCGCAAAGGCTTCCATCACCTTCTTGTTGCCGTTCCCCTTCATAAAATCAAGCTGGCGTAGGATGGATTGGAATTCCTTGCTATCGCGGCCTAAGTGAAGCGCGTGCGTAGAAATCTCATGCCTTACAAGCCCTTTCAGGTCGGCTGCTGTGGTGTCTGCGGATAGGTTATCAGCGATGAAATAAGTTGTCGCGTCAGAGGGGTTGTAGAATGCAGTTGGCTTTCCGTCTTTTGATGGGCCTTTTCCGTAAAATGCTATAGCCTCGACCACGGGGTCTTTAATCACGGACTCATTTCTGTCTTGTCCGCCGAATGCAGATGTCCCCCTTACAAGCACCACCTGAGAACCTTCAAATCCATAATTATCAAGAAGATAATTTACTGCACTTGATATAGATTCATCTGACAAATCATCGTTTATCCCAACGGTTGATAAGCCATTTAATTCAAGAGTCTCTTCTTTACTTCCTTCTATCCATTCAAAACTATTATCTAAACCGTCTCCAATTGCAACAACTCCATCATCACGAAGAACCGCCACACCCCACGGGGCATCGTCGTATTTAAAGTCAATCATTCCAGAAAAGTATTCCGAAATTTTATCGCCGTCATCAAACACTGGTATGTCGGCAAACAACTTATCCCCAACAATCCCCCCAGCCTGTTCCGCCGTAATCACCTTCGCCTTGCCAGCTTCCATCATGGCTGATAGAGCGAGTTTATCCTTGCCGATGTGGGCTTCGATCAGGGCGGTTTTCAGGGATGAAACTGTATGGGGATTTACGGTGGCTTGGCCTTGCGAATAAAGGGCGGATCCTTTGTCGGTTTCCTTGGTCTTCGGATAATATCCTTGCTCATGGAATGAGTCTGCGTTTGTCGTTAAATCTGCTGCGCGCACTTTCTGCTCAATTATTTTATATTTTCCTCTGAGCGTTGCTTGCCCATGCTGTGCAGCATATTTTTTATTGACGCTAACCCAGTCTCCTGGGTTTATTGTTTCTTGGCTTGGCTCACCTCTTGGCACTGCACGATAAACGCTTATCAATGCGTCTGGATTGCCTCTGATAGATGTTAGAATTCGCAAAGTTTCTTGATCTAATGTATCGTCCCCGGTGCCAAAAAACTGCGCCGCATCTTTCCCGTAAATATCTTCTCCGAATGCAGGAGTTAAATCATCTAACCGTGCTGCGCCGCCCTCGGTTGTAACAGGCCGATGTTGCCCAGCATAGCCTTTGATCTTGCCAGCTTCGGCGGCTGGTTGCTTGAATACCACGAACTGATTGAGTATCTGCTTCCCGTCATCGGTATTCAGCGCAACGATTCCATCATGCCCGGTTTCCATTGCGTCCTGAATATCAAAGCCAATTAACTCTGAATCATCAGCTTCCTTATAGTCAATGACCAATGGATTCTTCAACTGGATTTGAACAGGTGCAACATTCTTGCCGTAGCGCTTTGCTGCGGCCTTGTCATCTGTAAAAAATGTCAGTCCAGAGGGTTGCCGGCTTATGTTGCCATGATCGCTGCCATGATAAACAGTTGCAGATACAGGAACGCCTGTTTCGTATTTTGGTTTTTCGGGTTGCTTGGCCTTGGCTACATACTTGCCCTTGAGCGTATCCGCAATATCCAGCAAAGCCTTTTCAGTCACCGTATCCTTGTCGCGGAACCACTTGGCGGCCTTGGTGAAGTCGGCCGGTGTACCGGTACCGGACTGCATCGCGGCTTTGGCCTTGTTGATCGCGGCATCCAGTTTCCGGCCAAGGTGGATCTCGTCGGCAAAGCGTTTGCGTTTGATCAGCGTGTCAATGTAGGGTTTGAGGGGATCACTTGTGGCATTTTTAGGTATAATGGGCGGAACAGCGGATGTTTCTGCAGCAGGATGAGAACTGGCAGACTCTCTATCTAAGGTTTTTTGCGTGGTCTTCTTGATCTGTTTGTTTTGCTGGGCTTCGGCGGTTTTATCATCGGTAATTCCTTTCGTTGGTTTCTCAGCGCTTTTGTGCAGTACATCCCATGCAGCCTGCTTCTCTGCTTCGGTCGCGTCGGCACGGCCAATGGTTTCTACGGCTTGTTTTTCAGTTTCAATTTTCCGCCCGGCGGCAGGTTTAGCAGCCACCGCTGGAGTGTCGGCGCGTTCAGTACGGAGCCCGAGTTCTTTTCGGGCCTGCTTATCGGCGTATAGCCTCTCTTCGGCTGATTTGATGTCTTTCCCTGTTCCATAGCTGAACCCCATTCCTTTCTTGGTGATAACGGTGCCGTCTGGCGCGGTGTATTCGAATCCCTGTTCAGACAGGGTTTTGAGCGCGGCATTCATGATCGCTTCCACATCGGCGACCGTCTCGCCCTGGACATAGAATTCATCGCCGCTGATGTGAAAAGCCTGATTGGTTTCCTTTTTCAGCGCGCCAGCCAGTGCTTGGATCAGCACATCACCCACGTCATGCCCAAGCGTGTCGTTGACCCCTTTGAGCCCATCAATGTCGGCAAAGGCCTGTACCGGCATCTTGGCTACCTCTTCATAGGCGGCTTTATTCGGCAACCCGGTCAAGTGGCTGGTGAAGATGCGGCGGTCTTTTGCTTCCAGTTCGGCGCGCAGTTCGTCCGGCGACATCGCGGCGTAGCGCGTGCGGCGCTCTGCGTGGGTCTGGCGGCGTTCTGCTTTGGCTGCTGGCTTGGCCTCTGTTTCACGTGAAACACCGCGGAATTCCTTCACCAAGTCAGGGTGTGTCGGCCAGTTGGCCAGCCGGTTCGCGGCAGCATGCAGTTCGGCGATCTTGGCTTTGACAGCTTCCGGGTCCTTCACGTCCACGCCCAGCTTGCGGGCGATCTCCGGGCGCTTGGTGGCCCCGGACACGGAGGCGAGTTGTTCCCGGATGGCGCGCTGCGCTGCGGCGGCACGCTTGGCCATGGCTTCTGCTTCCCGGATGGCGGAGTCATCGAACCCGAAGATGTCGCCCTGTTCCGGCTTGGCTTCTCCGTTCTTTTGCATCATGCTGATGGCGCGCATGGTGTTCTCGGCCAGGGTGATGCTCTTTCCTTCGTTCACCATCTTCAGGCCGACTGCCTGAATGGTGTTGTCGCCGGGTGCTGCCCGGCTTATTGCAAGGGCTGCTTCGTCGGAAATGATACCGGCACTATGCGAGGCAAAGACATCCTCTCCTGCGTCTCGCGCGATTGCGAATCCAGCTTTTCCCTTTGGCCGCGCCAAAAGTCCTGCTGCGTCGGCGTCCTTTTCCGCGATAGCAGAGTTTTTGAAGTAGCTTGCATAATCTGACACCCCTCCTTGTTCGTCTCGAATGTTGAGCTCGGCATCCAGCCGGGCCGCCTGTCTTACATTGAACCCATCGGCTTCGCGGTGGATCTGCGCCGGCAATGTCTCTTCGCCGCTGCGCTTGGCCAGATCGAACCGGTGCCGGCCGGAAATGATCTCCATGTCGCCATTCAGCCGCTCCCAAACCTGAATCGGCGCTACCCCGGTGCGGTCAAAATTCCCGCCCAGCGGCATGACGATTCCTGCAGCGTTCGCCGCCTTCTTGAATTGTGGCACTTCCCCAGATAATTTCAAGTCGTTTAACGGCATTTCCTGGACCGGCAACCCGGCGACGGCATGGCGCGGTGCTGTCGGCACATCGCCAGGCTCTGGTGTGAAAGTCGGCGCACCGGGCGGGGCGGGTGGTGGGGATTTGGTCTGCGTTTCCTCCTGAAGTTTCCGGTAGGCGGCAGCGTCCTTTGCCATTTGTGCAGATTCTTCGTCAGTTGGGCCGCGTTTGGGCCTTGGCTGCGTCGGTTCAGTCGGGGTGAAGCCTTGGGCAGCGGGAGCATTTGCAGGCGTTGCCTTGGCTTCTGACAGTAGGTCGGCGGCTTCGAGGGCATCGGCTTTCTCTGGTTTGTGAATTTGTGGGACGGACTCCGCACTCGGCGCGGTATCGGCTGGCACTGTGGTTGAGATTGCTTTGGTTACTTGCCCAAGCCATTGATCCGCCTTTTCCTTGCCAACGTCTCGCGATATGTCGCTGGCCACGAACTTCGCCGCGCCGATGCGCAGTTCTTCCGGGGCATTGGGGTCATTCAGCAATTCGCCGATCTTTGCCCTATTTTGCCCCATATTGCGTTGTGATACAGCACTTGGGATACCAAGCAAGGCAGACATGCCCAGAGCCACGCGCGCGCCATGTGCGCCAGCCTGACTCGGGGCTTGGGTATCAACTCCATAAGCCTTTTCAACAGCGGCCTCACCATAGCCTTGACCATATTCTGTCGCGGATTGAATGGTCGCATTCGCCGTCCAGTCCTTCGCAAAGCGCATTGCCCATTGCGGAGAGGTCGCGGCTTTTGCTGCGCCGGCTGCCGTTCCTTTCCAGGCAGTCCAGATCGCTTTCCCGGCGCCGGACAATAATTTTGCGCCAGTGACATCGGCGATTGTTTCCCCAAATCCTTCAATCAGCCCAGTGCGGTAGGCGGCCTGCGTTGCCTCTTCTGGTGGTAATCCGGCAGCGATTCCTTTGTCGTATGTTTCCTGAGCCTGTTGTCCGCCAAAGAGCATTGCCACAAAAGTGCCGCCAACAATCGGATTTACTGCCGCTGCGGCCATACCTAAAACGGACGGGGCAACCTGCGCGGCGCCCTCAATCAGCGTGGATGCGACAACCCCGCGACCTTTCAAGTCAGGCTCCCATCCCTTGCCTTTTTCTTTCCAGTATTCCTTTGCGACCTTGCCTAAACGCTCTGCTTCAGACCCTTCCGGTGCCCACCAATTAAGTGCTGATCCAACCATTTCAGGTGTGCGCGTCACCGCGCCAGCGACCAATTGCCTGGCAACTTCTGTGCTATCGCTTAACGCGCTGGTTGGTTGCGCATCACGGCGGCTGGCAGCCATAAGCGCGGAGACAGGTGCTTCAATCGTGCCGCCTGAGTTGCGCTGTATGCCGGGAACTATCGGATTTTGTTCAAGCGCGAGATGGTCGCGCATCGCCGCGTTGGTGCGGTCATATTCGCGCTGTTTGTCTGGAGCGTATAACTTGGATGCGAGATCCTGCGCTGCTTTGCCCCATGTGCGATGTGTTTCGATCGGCGTGAAACCGCGCTTCGCCGCAATTGTTGGCTCATCAGCATCCGCTAGTGGTGTGAAACCAATTTTTTTCGTTTGCTGTGCTTGATAATCATCAGGACCAGCAAAGACAGATTTACCTTGTTTGATGCGCTGTTCAGCGTGCTGGCGCGCCTTTATGACGATAGAATCAGTTGGCTTGCCACCGCTCAATAGATAAGATATTTCATCTTTTGAAAGTGTTGGTACTAAAGCAGGAATATCGGTTTCCTTGCCATTTATATTTACACCAACAGAAAGTTCTGTAGAAGTTCTTCCATCGTGAAATTTAAGTGGCCCAAGAAAACCCATGCCTTTCTGTGACCCATCTGGCCGTTGCATAGATGCGTCATTTTCTTGGAGTGGGATGAATGGCATTACTGATAATACCCGGCCAGCTTGCCACCTCTCATCACTTCATAGCCTTTGGCAGTCTTCTTGCCAAGGACCATACCCTCCATGTCCTTGTCGCCCTCGAACCGGGTGACAACTTCATCCTTTTTAACCCCAGATTCTTTATTGTGCAAAGCACCGGCAAGTTTCCGCACATAGGCAACCTTTTCATCCTGCGATGCATCTTCAATTTCTGACGGCCACATATCTTCATCGGTATACGATTTGTACAGCGCGCTGGCTGTAACTCCAACCGGATCGGCAGAGCTTTTACCCATTTTGAATGCGTTGATGAAATCAGGATTGTTTTTGTTCTCCAGCAATATCCGGGCAGTTTGAATGTTGGATGGTTCTTTATTCTCTCCGCCTGGCATTGCTTTCATCCGCTTGATTGCCTCTTCACCATCACGAATCTTTTCCATGATCTGCGCAGCCTGCGGGCTTTTCGAATCCAGATGGGAATACTCTGTTTTTAGATCGTTGATTATGTCGCGCGCATTCGCAATATCTTGAACCGCATTCTTGTCTTCTTTGCCGCCGCGACGCAACAAGATTTCCTTTGCCTGTTTGTAGGACATATCAGCGAATTGCGTATCCTCTGAAAAAAGTCCGGTCTTCTTCAGCCGGGCACGCCCTTCCGCCCATTTAGCGGCATAAACCTCTTCGCGTTTTTCTGCGGGTGCCGCATCTGCTGCGCCAACAGCATCAAGCTGCTCGTCATTGATAGCGTCAGAACCTGCCTTGTGCATTGCCGCCAGGTTTTTATTTTTTTGCAGGCTTAATTGCTCGATAGCCATTTTGTCTTTGGTCTGTTTTTGCAGAATATCCCGCCCAAGAACAGGGTTTGCTTGAACGATGCTGTCGATAGCGGTCTGCGACCAAAGCCCGGTTGCTGGATCGATGCTGCCCGGCACGGCGGCGATTCTGGACAACAACATCTGATTGTTCAATTCGTGCTGGCCGGCCGCAAGTTTCTGCTGGTTCAGTTGCGTTGACTGCATCTGCTGTTGAATGGTTTGCGCGCCTGACATCCCCTCGAAGGGGGTCATGAATTGAGGTTGCTGGACTTGCAGTGGGATTTGACTATTTACGGGCATGATTTATCCTTTACTGCAAAGTAATCGGCACGCCTTCTGCATTCGAATACTCTGCACCAGACATGCCGTTATTCAACGCATACTTGTTCAGGTATTGCTGCTGCAACCAGGAATTATAACCTTGCCCCATGGCTCCGGTGATCGCATTGCCTACCCCGACTGTGCCCGCTGCCTGCGCGTTCCCGGCACCGATGATATTTTCGCCGATTTGCCCGCCGACTTTTGTTCCGATGTCGCCCAGGCCAGCGGCGGCATTCTGCCCCATGCCGGCAAGCGTTTGGTATGTACCGAATTGCTGCGCCTTGGCCTGATTGCCAGTCAGGAACTGCTGGAGATAATTGCTCAGGCCGGTCTGATACTGGTTGACTGCATTGCCTTGCGTCCACCCCATCAAGCTCTTCATGTTATTGCTGTTCGCGCCGCCGGACAGAGAAGAGGCATTCTGCGATGCGTTGAGCGCCTCTGCATTCTGCTGCATCATGATCTGGTATTCAGGTGAGGCTTTGAATTTCTCGATGTCGTATGGCGTGTACGATTGCGGCATGAGATCGCCGCCGGGCTGTGTTCCTGAGACCAGTTGAGCCAGCGGTGCGCGCCCGGCTTCCATGTACGGTTGCAGATTTTGCTGCGTTGTTCCGAACATGCCCTGTTGCGCGGCGGTGGCGTTGTTCGCGGCATCAGATTGCGTATTGGCTGCACGATTAGATGCAATACCGCCAATCAATGCGCCACCCACTGCTACTGCTGCATATACCCAAGACATGATTACCTCCTTACATCATCCCGACGTTAGTTTGTTCATTGTGTCCCCAATTTCCAAATTTCGCAACTCGTTCCGCGCATCAAACAAAGCCAGTTCATCCGGCTCGATCAGTGCAGCTTCGATTTCGTCAAGGTCGGTAAGTGAGGTCTGGTGTACGGTTATCCCGATTGCGTCAGTCAAGGCCACCGTGATGCGCTTTGTGCCCGGTTGCGATTCGATCACATCCCCGGCTTTCAACGTCTTCCAGTTGCCATCCCCGGATGATACGGCGATCTCACCCATGGCACACAGGAAGAAGTGCGGTGCTTTATGCACTTTACCGATGATCACCGTGCCCTCTGGCCGCCAGAGCTTGCGCAAATATTGGCCGGGTACGAAGTGATGCGTGGTTACCAACCCCTCTGCCTGCGGCATTGTGCTCATCACCCGTTGCAGTTCGTTCAGTCTTTCCCGTGGGTCGGTCACCAAGTCATCCATCACTGCACCCGGTACCACGTAGCACTATCAGCGTCGAAAACAAACTCATAACCATACGGCGCGATCAAACTAACCGTAAGTTCGGTCGGTGCATCCATGACGGTTTGCCCTTTCGCTGCGGTAATTGTCAAAGTAGTAATGGTTTGCGTGGAAGTGATTTTTACCTTGGCACCATCACCCGCGCCAGATGGCATGATGATCGTTCCGGCTGCCAGCGCGCTGGCAGGGTTCAGGATAAGCGTTTCGACTCCATCCTCGATCGTGATACTGAACCCGTCGAGCGGCGCCTGGATGCTTCTGCCGCCGGGAATCAGTGCGGAGAGGATATTGTACCATGCCGGCGAAATCCGGTCATCCTTGCCGACAAGCAGCGGTGTGGCGGCGTTGATATTTAGTTTGGTAACGCTCATGCTGGTGTCTTGATATATTTATCAAGGATCACTTCAAGCCCTATACTTTGAGCGCATGGATTAACAAAAAATTCTATCCCGTTTTGAGATGGGGCTTTCCCCTTAAATCCATTTTCTACCGCAGTTATTTCACCACCGAGATACAAAATCAACTCCCAATAGTCCTTTGGTGACAATCCGATGTTTATGGTTTTCAGTTCAAGCAATGATTTTTCAAGAGCACGAATTGCCACATCCTTAAATAATCCTTTCGTATCTACCAAGTCACACGAATATTTCCCGAGCAGGCAACACAAATCTTGTCGTAGCGCGAGATAAGGATCGGACGCACAAATGCGATCAACTTTTGCTTGGTACGCTTCTGCTTCCTTGCCGATAAGCATCACATCGTTTTCTGTGTCATATACTTCTGGAATTGTGGTTTCTACAATGCCAGAGCCCCAGTTGCGCAAAACTGATTGATTAGCAAAAACCAATTCTTTCCACTCATCATCGGTTATCCAATCAGGCTTGTCAGATATGAATGTTGTTCCTTCTTCTCCGGCAACCATGTGCATATATTTTTGCAGCAGTGCTTGATAATTTACCATTTTTATTCTCCTTTTTCCGGCCCTATTGCCGCTTTCAATACTGAACACATTACTCGCTATTGCAGGCGATTTCAACTATGCTGGGCCGCCCTCAAAGGTAGCACCAGTGATCTTGATTTCGACCGGATCAACCCCTGAGATTTCCCAAATACGGTCCATGCCGGTACCGATTTTGGTTGAACCGCAACGGATCTTTATTGCGCGCCATGATGTTTCGCCCGTCTTGCCCATTTGAACTTGAAATTCCTGCGTCCATGTGTACCCACCGTCGTCTGACCAGCGCAGCATGATCTGCGGGTTCGTCCCGGCGGGCACGGTGATGCCGGTTTCCAGCAGAATCTGGAGTGAATCGAAGCTCATTGGTACACCTTGCGGCATGGAAGAAGGAAGCGCGCGCCACGACCGCACCCATTTCCTGTTCATCCCATTGTCGGTAAAAACCTCGTTATCCAGCGCATAGATGTTCCCGTTCTGGTAGTCGCCAACGATATTCAGCCCGTTGAAAAATACGGAACAATTGGCGATGTCGCGTGTCATGACGCCATTATTGAACCCCGCGCGGCGGTGCCACTTTTTGGTTTTCAGGTCATATGCCCACGATTCCCCTTCGATTGGGAACGTGATCACGTAGAAATAATGCCCGTCCTTCTGATACCCCCAGGCAACCGCATCAGACAAGGATGAAAAATTCTGGAACCGGGTTGATAGTGCGGGGGTGGTAATCGGGACGGCTTGATAGCCTACCGACATATACACCACGCCGTTGCCTTGTTCGCTGCCACCAAGCCATGCGATGCTTTCGCCAAGTTGCGCCACGGATGCCAGCGCGGAACAGCCGACCGGGATAGACACGCCCTGCAGCGGCGTGAAGGCAAAACCGGCTGCTCCCTGGTTGATCCATATCTCAATCGAATCTTCCTTGAATATCCAAACCTCTTCCTTCAGGTCGAACAAGGTAACCACATTTTTTGAACTGTTCTGGACATATGCATTGTTTGCCGTCGCCGGTGATCCGGATGTCATCGCGGCCAGGTCGTTGTAGTTCGTCTGGTAGATTTGATTGTCGTCAGAGTTGACGATGCCGAAGCCGTCCTGATAAATGGCGGCCGTAGGATTCACGCAATCAGTCCCGGCATTTTCGATGGTTTTCGTAAAGGTCAGCGCAACCCTATCCCACACCCATCCGCCGGTACCGTCCACAACAAGAATTTGTGTTGGGCTGTTGATGATCGACACGGCACCAGAACTGCTGTCAATCGTGCCGAGCAGGGTGCCCGCGTACCCTGTGGTGGCCGAATACACCCCGGCACCACTTACCACGTACATCAGTCCATCGTTGCCTTCGTACATCCCCCTGATCGGGCCGGGGCCGATTGTTCCAAGCAACCGCTTTCCGGGCACGCTGATAAGCAGTCCGATTTCAGGCCCCTTCGGCCCGTCGATGTCTTCAGGATAAATGTTCACGCACTGGTCAGTATTCCCACTTCTTGACCTGTCGCGATTGAAACTGTCAAAAATCGGGCTCAACATGACTATGAATCATTCTGGATGTTGTAGCCGCGCGCGGCGGTGTTCACGATGGCTGTATCATACTGCACCGGTGATTGCCTCAGGTTTGTGCGCCTGATCGCCGCCAGCGCGTTGCTTGCCTCGTCTTTCAAGTCCTGGTCTGGTGCCCCCTGTTTGTAATACCGCCAGAGCCGGACGCTAAGATTGCTTTTGATCGCCTGCGCGTACCCATCCGGCAGGCTGAATGCAGTATCCAGGGCGTTCATGCTGGCCAGTTTCAGGCGTGAGTCGAAGTACACCGTATGCGCTGTTTCAGGTGTCGGGAAGATGTTGATGATCCCCAGCGGATACTGCGGATCGTAGAATAGTTTGTTCGGGTACTGCGCTGTCACGGTCAGAAGCTTGATCTGGTTCCACTCATCCTGCTCGATGACTTCAATTTCAAAACGGTTGCTGCTTGAGTCCAACAGATAGGCGATTCCCGGTCCGGTTTCGATTTTCAGCGGACGGACCTTGTTGATATCGCCGCCGGTGCCGATCGTGTAGGTGCGATCCCCCGGAACAAGCGGGAAGGATTGCTCCAAGTTGGCGAAGCAAACCAGTTTCTCGTTTGCCCATTCACCCAGCATCTGGTTCGTGAGACTCAGCGCGCGCGCGGCATCGGCGGCATCAATATCCACCCCTGGCGCATAAACCTTGATCTGCTCAAAACTGTCCTGCGCGATTGAGCGCATTGTGTCCGCAGGAAGTGATGATGGCGGTATGAAGATGGTCATTGCTTATTCCTTGCGTTAAGCAGGTCAGCGTAGTGCTGTGCGATTATGCTTTCCATGTTAGTCCTTGTGATAGTGTTGATTAGGCTTAGCTTTTTGTCTATTTCATCCTTTAGTTTTATAGCGCTGCTATAACAAAGGCAAGTAACTCATTGTACCGAATACCATACATATCACCAGCAATCCGTTGTTCTTGCAATACTTCCCCGGAGACATCCAATTTTTCAATTTGCTCTTCCCATTCATCGTAACAAAGGATGCCATAGCGATGGGCATTTAATCCCTCTGCTGCAAACGCAGAGATAACCTCTTGTGCAATAACTCCAACGTGGATTCTAGCATCAGCACCCTTTTCTTGAACGGCAGTTTTGAACCTAAATTTTTTTACAAGTTTTTTAAGGGATAATGCTACCCGTTTCTCAGCTTCATCCAACAGATATATGTCCTGTTTTTCGCGGGCATCTGATGTGTCGATTGTACCTGTAGTTGCATATACAGTTGTCCACCTGTTAGATGCCCCACCAAGTGATGATGAATTATCTGTATAAGGTCTGAAAACCCCTTGTGCTTCTAAGGTTGCCGCAGTAAATCTCAATGTTCCCTGACCTGTCGAAGCACTACCACCACTCCACAAAATTCTTGCATCGTAATCAGCAGTAAGTCCAGATGAGCGTAGTCTAATGAACCTGCTTGCTGCTGTAGCAGAACTGCCTATATCCATTGTGCCACTATTTCTGACATTAAACGCTGAGTTTACCCCGTCAGGCATACAATTAATTTGATATGCGGAGTCGCATCTGGATTCAAACCCTGTGACTGGAAATACCCCGTTACGAGCGGTTACAGAGATTCCTGCTTCAATGTTTCCTGACGCATGAAAACCACGAAGAAATCCCCCTCTAGCAATAAACCCAGAGGTTGAATAGTTAGGCCCAAAACTTACCGCATCATAACCCCATACATAATTCGTTGCAGAGTCTGCGTCACCAATGGCTAAAACCGTCTTTGAATTCCTACATCCAAGTTCCATTCCTACCGCACGAGTCGCTATAGAATTTGCGTCAAGTTCTATTTGCGCATTACCTGCCCATGCCTTCGTAAAAGGATTAATATAAGCATCGACACCATTCGGCGGAGTTCCTGCCACTCCTGTTGTCCCTGTTACCTCATACCACGCTGACACAGTTACTTGTGTGCCATCTGAAGCCCATTCTGTAATTACCCCTGAATATTTATTAGGGGAGTGGGCAGTATCAATTATCATCCCTATTCTTAGCTTAGTCACATCCACTGGCGTCACCGGAATAAGAGTTGAAGCAGTATAATTTGATCCTACACAGGTATCCACAGGGGCAGCAGCTTTGTTTTCAAAATATAAACCTACAGAGTCACGGTCTGAATATGAAGATAGTTGATTTGGGTGAGTGATACCAAAAATACCTGCTGGTTTTCCAAGACTATTTGTTCTGTGTGCATTTATTGCGAAAGAACAAGCATGGTCGAGAATGCCATGATGTGTAGCATTGATACGAAGTCCTTCCCTATAAACTCTACCATTAAGAAAATCCAATCCTGTAATATTTACCCCGGTTTCAATAACCCAAATAATATCCTTGCCCTCAGTATCTATGTCGGTTGTAATCAAGTAATTGCCTTGTGGAACAAATATTTTTGCAAAAGGTGCAGACGGCATAGATGCATAGACAGAGGAATGAGTAACAAACCCGTCAACCATAGATGCTGTTAATTGAAATGCAACTGTGTCATCAGTCACCCCATCCCCAACCGCACCGAAGTCCCTAACGCTTACGACCTCACGCCCCTTCTCCTGCATAGTGCGCGCAACAGCACCAGTACCGGATTGGAGGAAGCCGATTAAGGAAGAACCGGAACTTGGTGAAAATAACGCTAAGATCGCATTCTTGATATCAGACCACTGAATTTTTTTCAATCCATAACTAACAGCACTGTCCGCAAGCGGGAATTCATCGGCTTCGTCCAAATCTGTTTTTGCAGCGGCAGCGTGGGTCTGGGATGCTACGTTGATCCCGGCCGCTTGAGTGATGTCCTGCATTAGAAAGTCGGTGACCACCGGCTGTCCGCCTGGTGGGGTTGCGACTATTTGATAGTGACCGTCTGCGGCATAGAACGGAAATGTGCCGTCGGCTTGAGAGGTGAGCGGCTGGGTTAGCGGAGTAGACGAAACGTCATTGGATCCATAAATCGTCGCGGTCGCTCCGCTTGGATAATTCTGAATCGTTACGCTGATGCCGGCCAGTGGAAGACCGGTGAGTTGATTTACAAGAGGCTCATCGAACTTTTGCATTTTCTGCCTTTCCGTCGGCCGTCAGGCACTGTGGGATTGTCTCGACATCACGTCGATACTGTGCTGCTAAATTATGCTGCTTGCTGTGCGTCCTTGTTGGTTTTGCTGCGCTTGACGATTCCTTTGGGCACGGCTCGCTTGGCCTTTGTTTTGACCTTCTTCGCTTTCGCTACCCTGGCCTTCTTCACCGTGGGCGGCGCTTTCTGAATATCATCCTCGGACGCGATGATCGGTGCATCTTCCCAGCCTTCGCCCAGAGCTTCCTCTTCGGCAGCATCCTTCACGATGACCGGGATATTTACGGCATGATATTTGTACTTTGGGTATGCCTGATATACAAAGCCATCCACATGCTTGCTTTCAAGGATGGCCTCATCGTATTCCTGCGGAGTTGGGTTGTTCGCGGGCCGGTAGCCTTTCGAGGCATACAGCTTCTCCTGGTCGAGCGTGGTGACAGTGACTGGCGGATAGCGCTCGGGTGAAAGGCATTCAGGCACGGGCGCAAACAAGCCTTTGAGTTTTTGCTCCTCAGCAGTCAACGCTTTAAATACTGCTGGGGAATGACTCGGGTGGAGCATGATTTTTGGATACGCATTAAATTTGTTCATTTTTATCTCCTTTTGAATTGTCCGCTGACATTGTTCCTGATGTTGACGAATTTACTATTTTCAAACGCTAATCTTCTGGCAGCAGACCATGATTTACCTGTTTTTGTAGCAACCATTTTTGCAACAGATTCTGGTGATGGTTTTTTGCCTAATTGCCGTGCTGATATTGCAGCTCCAAATTCAGGAGGGCGTTTTAAACCAAGACAATATTTATTCCCTTTTTTAGCAGCACCAACCTTCGCGCGTGTTTCGAATGATCTCTTTAAACCTAAATTTTTACCTTGACTATTAATAGACATTTTGGCGCGGCTTTCAGCAGAATGCTTGAGTCCACTCGTACCTTCACCACCATCTGTCATATTGACTAACTCATAGCCTTCGCGGCGAAGCTGCGCGATCTGCTGAATTTCATCATCTAACGATTGCTGTTCTGAATCGCAATGGAAAATGTAAACAAGGATGTTATCAGCACCGTGCTTGGCGATGATATTTTTGTGGTGTTTGTTTCTATTCCATTTGAAATCATGATGACGTTCGCTATTGCTACCACCACCTTTGCCAACATAAAACGGCATCCCGTCCGGGCGGCAGTGAAGGTAGGTATAAAACTGTTTCATTTAGTCCCCTGCGTCGACGGTCAGGTGAGTGTCCGAAGGAGAAGCAGACTTTATCGCGTCGTGAGGGGATTCTTTGACATCAGATTTGTGCATGATGATCTCCTTGCGGTTAGATTCTTTTCAGGAATCCATTCGTATGATAGGTAATGTTACTCGCTATCCCGTCATTGTCAAACTTCAAGTCAGGCTGCTCAATGATAAATTCTTGGTGTCGTTTGATGAATTCCTTTACAGCCTCTTGTGGGTTGTTCTGTAGCCAAGCTGGATCACCACGCGGCGTATCGCACAGAGTAGCCATATTCCCATCCTGCACGATAATCATAGACCCTGGCCGAATCAAACCAGCATATGCCTCAAGTTCGGCCAGTACGTGAGCTTTGCTGTGGCAACTATCAAGGATAAGGAGAACGCGATCCGTTCCACTGCATGATCTATACACTTGATCCACAATTTCTTTACCAACAGAATCACCTTCGATGAGGGTAATGTATTCTGAAAGTTCATGGGCTTCGATTTGTTCTCGGCAAATAAGCCCTTTCTCTACCCCGATTACATGACCAATACCCATCAGTTTGCAGATGCTTGCCATAAAGATCGCCGAGCCACCGTGCGCAACGCCGGTCTCTACGATGAAATCAGGACGTTGCTGGTAGATGATCTCCTGAATTCGTAGGGCATCAGGCGGGATTTGAAGAAGTTGGAAACCTAACCATGATGCAGTGTATGGGTATCGCAATTCCCAGCCGACCTTGATTTGCAGTTCGTTCAATAGATCAAATGATGCTTTGCTATAGAGCGGCTCGCCATTGAGCGTTTTATTTTCCAAATCAATCAATATGTGGGGAACATTTTTGTTCATAGTAAATATCCTTTGCTCTGCATGAAGTCTACAGGATGTTTAGCACTCTTGATATGATTGCAAGATTGATCCGCATTTAATGCAAGGTTTCACAGTATCTCCAGTCTCGGCACGGCCGTCACGAATTTGCATCCATGCGTGCGCATCGGTTCCAGTTTTTTGATGATGTCAGCGCCAAAATTCCAAGGAAGAATCAGCACATAGTCCGGCTTCGTGGTGAATTCCGCCTGCACCGGGATGCGACTGCCGGGCAGGAACTTACCCTGCTTGCTGGGTGTGTCATCGACCACGTATTGCACCAAGTCCTCGCGCACCCCGGCAAAGTTGATCAGTGTGTTGCCCTTGGCCGCCGCGCCGAAGCCGACCACGGTGCGCCCGAGTTGCTTGGCTTGCAGCAGAAACATCAGCAAATCATTTTTCACGCGCTCTGCCGCCTTCTGGAAATCGGTGTAGAACTTTTGCGTCTTCACCCCTTCCTCTTCTTCACGGTCCATGATCATCCGCACGAAATTGGTGGGCTCGCGCAGCCCGCCATTTGCCTTTTGCGCATACACGCGCAGACTGCCGCCATGCGTGGTCAGGCACTCCACATCAAAGATGCGCAGGCCATTAGAATTGAATATCCGCTTGACGGCCGTGAGCGACAGGTAGGAATAATGTTCGGCGTACATCTGCGTGAAATCATTACTTTGCACAGTTTTCAGCAAGTGCGGAAACTCGAAAGTAGCAACGCCGGTATCCTTCAGCAGCGCGGTGAAGCCCTTCACGAAATCGTTGATGTCCGGGACGTGGGCGAGCACATTATTTGCCACCATCAAATCTGCCTTCCCAATTTTTGATAATTCTATTGCCAGTTTTTCAGTGAAAAAACTATGGACGGTTTTGATACCTTTTTCATTGGCTTTGTAGCCAGTAGCTGTTGGTTCAACTCCATAGCAAGGTGTCTTTACGGATTGCAGCAAATACCCATCGTTCGATCCAACCTCAACAGTCAGCGAGTCCGGACCCAACCCCAAAGATTCTGTCATACCCTCGACATAGTGCTTGGCGTGCGCAACGAAACTGGCCGACGTGCTGGAAAAATATGGATAATCAGCCGTGAACAACTCGTCGTAGTCCATCTTGAACAGGTCGAGGTTGGTCTGCGCAAGCCAGCACTCGGTACAGACCAGCACCTGCAGCGGGTAATATTGCTCTACCCCGTCCGGCCCGTCCCGGAAAGCGTTCGATGGTGGCGCCGAGCCCAGGTCCACCATCTGCACCGTCAACTCCGCCGCGCAGTGGCGGCATCTCATGATTTGCTCAAAGCGGGCTGGTGCACGACAGTTTTTTCCTGCGCTTTCTCCATCAACTCGTCGGCCATCCTTTTCAGTTCTTCCGGGGTTTTCAGGATGTGTTCATGGAAATTGCCGGTCCAACCCTTGATGCCGTAGTGGGTGATGGTGATGTTCGGGTCAATCCACAGCTTGATGCCGATCTCTTTCATGCGCCGGCAAAAATAGGAATCCTCGCCGTAACGCTGGTGATTCACGATGTCGCACATGAAGTACGCGGTATAGATGCGCCCAGGGCGTCCAGGCCACGCACAATCGTCCGTATAGACATCATTTGGGTATGCGTCTGCATACGTCTCCAGCGCGCTGCGCTTGATGCGCATGAACCCGCCAGAGACATTGTAGGCTTCCAGCAGGCAGGAGCCGTCAGACAGTTCGCGCCAGCCAGCGTACTGATTAACCCCGTCAACCACCTTGGTCAGCGGGTTGCCAGCAAACTTGCCCCAGTTGTTCTTGAACGGGTACGCGGCCGCCACGATCTCTTCCGGGTGCTGCAACAGGCGTGAGATGGCGATCGGACTCCACTGTTCGTCTGAATCGATCATGATCAGATCGGTGCAATCCGTTTCGAGGAAGTTGGCGATGATGGTGTTCTTGGCGCGATCGACATAGGAATCACCGTTGACCCGGATCAGTTCCCATTCGATGCCGGCCAGAGTCAGCATGGTACAGGTATGGATCAGCGATTCACCATAATGGGAATATTCCTGGCTCATGTAGAACGGCGTGGCGATGGCCACCTTCATCTTGGCCGTTGGCGGGTAGTTCTTTTCGCGGATGTAGCGCACGTATCGGTGCTGGTCTGGAATCTTGTCCAGGGTGATGCAACTGGTGGTGTCATTACGGATCCCGAGTGAACACAACTCTTCTTCGATCACATGGATGTCGTGGTTCTTGACCAAGCGGGTATACAAATCCCAGTCCAGCAGCCAGCCAGCCTTTTCATCAAAGCCGCCGGCTTCCATGACGGCGGTGCGCAAATATGTATTAATACCGAAGTAAATGTTCCCGATCTTGAATAATGCCTGCCAGTTGGCGCGCGTCATATTGACCGCTTTGGGGATGGAAAGGCGGGAATCTGCCAGGTTGGTATAGGGGTTGCCGTCGGCATCAATGAAGCGCGGCTGGCAGCCAACCATCACGATATCATCCTTGAATTCAGCCAGTGTGCGCTGGAGATAGTTTTCATCGATCAGGTCATCCTGCCCCATCACGGCCACGTATTCAGAGTCAGCCAGGTCAAATGCCGCCTGGAATGACTTGGCGATAGCCCCGCAGTTCTTGCCAGCAACAATGCGCAGTCTGGGGTCAGTGATACCTTCCAGAGCCTTGAGTGTACCGTCCGTGGATCCATCATCGCGCACGATGACTTCGTACAGCGCCTGTTCGTTTGTGTCCGGGTTGATGAGCTTCTGCGCGAGTGCGCTTCTGACTGCGTTGGCGATGAATCTTTCCCCGTTATAGGCGGGGACGACAATGGATATTCTCAAAGTGTTCTCCTTGGATTAAATGAAATAAACCCACCCCGTTTTAGAGGTGGGTTTACTGTACAGATTACATCAAAAACTTGCAACTTTTCTTTTACGTGCTTGCACCAGTGGCTGCAACGGTGTCGATCGCCAGCAATGCAGTCCGCAAGGACTCCGCCAGCTTCAGGCTTTGTTGCAACGATGGGTAGTACGATTGCGCCACAAACAGACCGGCGGTCGTGGTCAAACCCAACCCTGGCCCCTGCAATTGCACGTTGCCGATCGTGTAGGTCTCGGAAGGCACGTTGATTGAAGTGGTTGTCAGGTTGGTGTACTGCACCGCCAAGGTATCCGCAGCCGATACGCGCGCATTGGAGATGATCAGGCCGGCTGTGCAAGTCGGCTTGTTGACGATGACAGACGAACTTACCAGCAAGCCGGTGACGGTCGTGGTGACTTCAACGGATGTCGTCGCTGCGACGGCGGAAGTCGCCAAGGCCTGTTCGTAGATCATCATCGGGTTCAGCGGACGCTGACGCTGGATCGTGGCCAGCAGCACCTCGGAAGTGGTCGGTACGGTCG